GCTCGTCATCTCGTTATTAAAGAAACCTTGGTTCCCTTCCACTGCGTCCGTGAAGAATGGTTGCTTTCTAGTTCCTGGATGATGGACCACCCGTCCGAAGAATTGGCCGGTGCGCTTGTTAGCAAGAACTTTTCTGCTAACTACGTTAATGACGTGAGGTCTTGTCCCTTGGTCTACATAGCCGGCGTACTTGGCCTTAGCCTCGACAACGGCGCTTGCGGTTAGTGTTCTGCTGGTTATTGACTGCCTCAGCGTTCCTCCGCCCGACTGTTTATTGACGGGCGCCGCGCGCTTTGCATCGCCTTCAATCTTGAACGCCGTCTTACCGATGGCTTTCCCGTATTCCTTTATTGCTAAGTTAGGGGCTTTTCTAAAAGCGGCTGCGAGTTCTTTGGCATTGAGGAGTTTTATCTGAATCTCCATTAGGACTGGAAGACTCTAATAATGGTTTCTTGATGAGGGTGGCCGTTGAAGTTCAGACTCTCTGTTCCGATGACTCGGTACTCTTCGGAGTTAATGTATATTCGGTCGCCTTCAATGATGTCGGCGGCAGGAGAAAACATAAGAAAATTCTTTCCGAAGCCTCCTGGGATATCTTGTGTAATCGAGGAGTCTAGCGGTTGGATATGGCAAGCAAGTGTTGCAATGTGGGTTTGGTAAGTCTTCTTGGCGGTGGGTTGGTCTTCTTCATCTAAGACTACTGCCAGCCGGTCTACCCTAGCTGTTTTATCAAAATGGGATTCAAGCATACCGCTTATACATTCTTAAGGTCTCTTTCGCATTCAAGTAGTCGGTGGCTTGAGTGCTTCCTGACTTATAGGTAACTGAGTAACGTCCGATTGTCTCGCTTTGGATTTCCTTGTTATCGATGTCCTGGGCGTTCTGCCCGTTAATAATGCCTGCAACCATTACAGTGGCCGCAAAAGAGATGTCTGCTGGAATGCTCCCATAGCCCCACTTTGCCGTCACTGTGACGTTTTGATTTCCCGTGGTGAAGATTCTATACGGCAGAATAATTCGCGTCTTAGGAAGGCGATTAGCGGGGTATACAACGAAATCGGTATCTGAGAGGACATCATCACCTACCTTCACTCCTGTAACTTCAATCGCGTCATCAATAAATATTTCATCTCCATTGGTTCCGTCGTAAACAATTTCAGTAGCCTCGGCTTCTTCGTCGATTTCAGCAAACGTTCGTCCCGTGAATCGTTCGATATAAGCGGTAACAGCGTCGATAAATAATTGAACAGTGGGCTCGTACCCCGAATCTATGTCTATGAGGGCGTAATTCTTTACTTGGTCTATGGTCGTGAGTTCCATTTATGTCAGGTTAATGTGTTGTTAATGACTAAGCCGACGTAACTTCTTCCCACGCACTTACTGTGTACACGTTCAATTTATGGGTAGAGACATTGTAAACAACCAAACCCTCGGTAGCATTAATGGCATCCCGTTGAGTAGTAGTCATCCGAGGCGGCAAAAATCCTTTATCAGTTGAGACTATTTCTAGTTTGGCATTCCCGCTGGGGGTATCTGTCCCGACGCCGACGCTGTCGGCATAAACGGCAGGACCATGAAACACTCCGTCCTTATCAATCCGGGAAAGAATCTCGTCGTCTGGATTGATGTACTGCCAAATATCTTCTTGCTGTTCAGTGATAGTAGATGTGGCCGCGGAAATGCTCTCAATTGCATCAGCAACAATCGGAGCGATGATGTCATACGCTGCATCAGTCGGGTGAACGGCGTCAGAATAGTACGTGGTGTCGGTTTCATCGCCATCTTCGCCGATGGTCGTGTTGGCCGCTATGTCAGCCAGTGCATCAGCGAATGTTGACCAATTTGCTCGAATATTCGCGTTTACAGTTTGACGGTCAGCTTCAAAGGTTCCAGGTGTACCAGAACTTGAACGCGGCAATAACGTTACAATTACAACCTTCCAGCCAGCATCCCTACGGTCATTACAGTAGCTGACAAGGTTGTCGTATGCTTCTGTTGCGGTTGCGCCAAAATACAAATCATTTGACCCTTCCCAAGCCACAACAATGTTCCGTGGTCTATTAATCGAGAATAGCGGGTCGATTTGAGTATCTGCATCCGCAATCATGCTCGGGGTAGCTTGGCCGCTTACACCAAAATTTGATATTGACCATTGCTCGGATAAGTTGAGCCCGATGCGAACCTTGTATGAATTGTTCGTCATAGAGTTCCCGTCCAGAATCAGTTGTTGTCGCAAAACCTGGATGGACGTTAAGTTGTATTTCGTACGAAGATAATCCCGGACTGCGTCTCTATCGGCATCGGACAGAGAGGTGCTAAACAGAATAATCTCTGCAAAATCACCATTCCAATATCGGCCTGCATTCCGGTCATTGGTTATGAATTGTGCTCTAGTATCGCCTACGGCCACCACACTAATAGCAACAAACTCAGTCGGCTTCACCGCCGTGACCGGAGTGTCGTCAATGCCGTTAATTTGTATGGTTCCATTACGAATATCAGCATCCGTGTTCGTTGGTTCGAACAAGGCGCTACCTTCTCCGCCAGCCCAGTCATACAAACTTGAATGGCCAAGCAATGGTGCATAGTCTTGGTTCCCTGTATTGTGTTTGACGACAAAGAAAGCGCTTCGAATATTGATGAGTTCAGAAAACTCTAGGAAGTCGTTTGAGCCGTCGAATCTCACAACCGGCTTGCCATTGAGAATATTCGTCTTGTAAAGAGGCCGATTGCCGGAGCTCGCTTGAGTAGCATTATTGCCGTTTACCGATGAATCAGGCCATGAACTGACGGGCGCACCATCCGACAGCCCTGTGATTGCGTCAGCCTTCCACCAAGCAAGCAAACCAGTGATGGTATTAGGAGGCGCTCCACTGCCAAATGGTGTAGAGCCAGAATCGTAACGCGAACCTTTGAGAACTAATCCTTTGGTATTAGGGTCACCTGTCGTAATTTGGGAAGGATTCCCAGGTGTGCCAGCATCAGGCGCATTGGTAATATCGAGCGGACCGGTAATATCAACCTCACCAACATCTGCTTTACCATCAAGCAACGTGTCAACTTCGGTTTCCGTGTAGTACCTATCGTCATGAGTGTGTCCCACGTCAGATTTGCCGTCCAGCGCCGTTTGTTGGGCCGTTGATACGGGCTTAGTGGTATCTGCCGTGTTATCAACATTGCCCAGTCCCACCTGCGATTTAGTAACTGAATGGGGATTGCTTGTATTACCCGTGTGGGATGCAAGAGCCGCTGAGGACGCCTTGCTCGCTAAGTCACCAACTAGATTCGCTACTTGACTTTCGGTGATGCCTATTTCGGCTTCGGTAAAGTGGATAGTCTCGTCTTCCGTATGAGCGCCTAGGTCTGCGACCACTTCCTTTAGGATATTTTCCTTCTTTACCTTCTTTGTCGCACCGCCACTTACTACCGCGAAAACGTCCGCATCAGCTACGGTCGGTGTCTCAGTAAGTTGGCTAATCTTTTTGCTCATAAGATGATGTTGAGTTCTGATTCGGTGATTAGATTGTCTCCGTCCTCCAACAGCAGTTTGTTCTCTTGCGGAAGTACATAAGCACCGTAAGGACTCGTTGCCTCGCTGTAAGGAGAATTAACTCGGCTATACGGTGAAGTTATGTTTTGATACGGGTTCATTCGTTAAATTCACTTCCGAGAGCGGGATTACTCCCGCGCCCGAACTAAATTCAATTAGGAAGCTGCTTCGGTCTTTAGAACCGTAACGGCTTTGGGCAAAGCCAAGACGTAACCAACGCGTTCAACAACGCGAATGGCGGTCATGTCTTGTTCTGCTAAGTTGATGGCGGTGGTGCCATCGGTATCGGTGATAGAGGCCTGGTCTAACACCTTAACGCGCAACTGTTGCTTGTCGCCAAAGATGGCGGCTTGCTTCAGGTTGCCGAACATTACGAACGGCTTGCTGTTACCAGTGGTGGTAACGGCGGGCATAGCTTCAGACACTTCTACGGGGTAACCCAAAATTTCAGACGGATTACCTTGAGAAGCCGGAGTGAAGATAAAGAGGCCAGAGCCAGCGCCGTCGGTTCTCAACAAGCGAAGCTTGGAAAGAACGGTGCGATGCATGTACCACTTTGCGCCCGCTAGTGCGCCACTCGGAGTAGCGTCAATAACAGCTTGCAAATCTTCAACGGTGACAGCCGCAGGGTCAGTGCCAGTGATGTTCTCAACATTGACTTCGGTGTTGTTGATGATACCGGTCCAAGGAGAGCCGGTCCCGGCGAAGAACTGTAAGTCTTCTTCTTTAGCAACGGCTTCAGCGAACAACTCGGACACTAAAGCGGTCAGGTTCAGCTGGGAGTCTTCTAAGATTTCGTCGGTGAACGGAACGATAGCGGCAAGTTTCTTCAACGTCTGAGTGACGAGGGAGAAACCAGGCTGGGTGGAAGTCTTAGCTTCACCTTCGTTAGTCCAGTAAACGGACACTGAAGTGCCTAACGCCGGAATCGTGCGGCTATTACCTGGGCCACTGAAGGGCAGGTAACGCATATCGCGGCGGGCCAAACCGTATTGGTCGGCTGCAACGCGCAAGATTTCGTTCGTCAATTCCGAAGGAACTAACAAACCAGCTTTAGCGTCATCAGGGCTAGAGCCGCTGGTGCTAGTGGAAAGGGCTTTTAAAGTAGCAACGTCATTGGCGAACAAAGCCTTCATAAAGGTCTTCGTTACGTCGCGGTGCTCGTCAACTTCAGACTTGCCGGTGTCAATGGCTTTGGCGCGTTGTGAGGCAACGCCGGACATGAACTTCTCAGCAATCTGAGTAGCCATGCCGTCAATCTTTTCTTGGATTGATTTGGTGATGAGGGCTTTAACAGC